CGGATTAAGTAGTAATGATAAGAAAAACTACACTGGTACATGGATGTCAAATCAAATAGCTAATATGCTCAAACATTATGATATTACTTTTAGAAAAGAAGTGCCATATAAAGAAATTATCAACGCTAATAGAATTAAAGATAAGACATTTGATTTCGTATTTACTTTAGATGAAATTACTTATTGTATAGAGGTTAATTTTTTCAATACATCAGGAAGTAAAATAAATTCTGAGTCAGAAAGATTTATTGAATTGAATAAAGAATTACAAAATTACGAAGATATAGAATTTATTTGGGTAACTGATGGTATTGGTTTAAGGAAAAATCAAACTTCTATTAATAAAGCTATGAAAACTATTGAAAATTTATATAATTTAACAACATTCGATGAATTTTTAAAAAAAATATAATTTCAGGGTACCTAGTACCCTTATTATTTTTTACTTTTTTAGGGAGTGATGAATTATGAACGTAGCTATTTACGTTCGTGTCAGTACGTTAGAGCAAAAAGAACACGGTCATTCTATCGAAGAGCAAGAACGAAAACTTAAATCATTTTGTGAGATAAATGACTGGAGCATATCAGATGTATTTGTCGACGCTGGTTTCTCTGGTGCTAAGCGTGACAGACCAGAATTACAACGTATGATGAATGACATTAAACGATTTGATTTAGTCTTAGTGTACAAGTTAGATAGGCTTACACGTAATGTACGTGACTTATTGGACTTCCTAGAGATATTTGAACAGAACAATGTTGCTTTCAGAAGTGCTACAGAGGTTTACGACACTTCTACAGCTATGGGGCGCTTGTTTGTTACTTTAGTCGGTGCTATGGCTGAATGGGAACGTGAAACGATTAGAGAACGAGTAATGATGGGTAAACGTGCAGCAATTAAGCAAGGCATGATACTCACACCACCACCCTTTTATTATGACCGTGTAGATAATACTTACATTCCTAATGATTACAAAAAAGTAGTTTTGTGGGCATATGATGAAGTTTTGAAAGGCGTTAGTTCAAAAGGTATAGCTAGGAAATTAAACGATTCAGATATACCACCTCCTAATGAAAAAAGGTGGGAAGATAGAACAATAACAAGAGCGCTAAGAAGCCCTATCACAAGAGGACATTATACTTGGGGAGATGTATTTATAGAAAACTCTCACGAACCTATTATTACCGAAGAAATGTATCAACAAATAAAAGAAAGGCTAGAAGAAAGAATCAACACTAAAATAGTCAGTCATGTATCAGTATTCAGAGGTAAATTTATTTGCCCAAAATGTGGTGGCACATTAACAATGAACACAGCAACAAAAAAGAGAAAGAAAGGCTATGTTACCTATAAAACGTATTATTGCAACACATGTAAAGGTAAAAAGGAAAGTTTCGGCTTTGCAGAAAATGAAGCATTAAGAGTTTTTCGCGATTACCTATCTAAACTAGACTTAGGAAAATACGAAGTAAAGACAAAACAAAAAGACGATGTCGTTACTATTGATATAGACAAAATTATGGAACAACGTAAAAGGTATCATAAATTATATGCTAAAGGGTTAATGCAAGAAGAAGAATTATTTGAATTAATTAAAGAAACAGACGAAACAATCGCAGAATATGAAAAACAAAAAGAATTAGTACCTAGAAAAACACTAGATATAGATAAGATAAGAAAATTTAAAAATGTATTGTTGGAATCATGGAAAATATTCTCGTTGGAAGATAAAGCAGATTTCATTAAGATGGCTATTAAGTCTATCGACATAGAATATGTAAAACTTAAAAACAGGCATTCTATTAAAATAAACGATATAGAATTTTATTAACTTATGTACGGAAGTATAGACACTCTATTAATATTTAATGTGTATACTTCCATATATTTTTGTATAAAACCGGTCGAATTCGACGGGTTTAGAATAACCGTATCGAAATCGAGGCGGTTAAAATAAAAAAACACCACGCCCATAAAGAACGTGGTTTAGAATATAGTATTAATTTGAAATAGGGGTATAAATTATTATACAAAAAACACAACCACTACTATACTTTATATTCGCGACTATAAAATATAGCTTATACGGTTGTGTGCCATTTTTACGGTTTCTATCCCACCGTCAAAGTCATAGTCGTATTCATCTTTCAGACAAGAAGCGAGTCCGCAATGGCAGGAGAATTGTAAATATATTATAACATAAAACTTATACATACACTCAATTTTACCACTGTCTAAGTTATAATTTTCATACATTTTATCACTTAGGTTATAGAAAAATCGATATAAAAACAAGGCAACCGTCGCAACAGTTACCTCAAGTACACTCCTAAGATATGTACCGCAATTTCTATTTTATTATACCGTATTTATGCTAGAAAATTACTAGAAATCTACTAGAAAAACCACCCAGTGACATGTGTGGGTGGTAAATGTATCGATTATAGATTACTATTATAACACTTTACATGCGTACTCGTATAGCTTTTCAGTTGTGTTCAAAGTTAAGTTATCAACTTCACGCTTACCCTGTCTTAATTGTGAAATAACGTATTGTGATACACCAGTTTCTTTATGGATTTGATATCCCGTTATATTACTTTCGACCAATTCGATTATTTTCGTTTTATATTCACTCATTTTATCTACGTCCGTTCTTCTTATCTAAATAATAAAAATGTGTTTTTCTTCCTATAAATAGCAACAATGGTAGGCTTAATATAAACAACGATAAATACATTTGCCCTGTCATAATTGAAAACCTCCAAATAATGTTATAATATATAAGTGTAAGGAGGAGCCCTAAGGCTCCAAACATAATTTCAATCTTTGTTGTTTGGCTTCCGGTCTAGGTAACCGAGGTGCCATTTTCTAAGTTGTTTTAGCACTTCTGGAACTATCAGTACTGCCAATACTGGATGTTCTAGGAGTGTTTTTATTATGTCTAGCATGAGGCTTTCACCCCCTTACACATAATTTGTAAGTCATTAACTAACTTACAAATATAATTATACTACACAATTGTTTATTGTACAAGTATTTTATTTAAAAATTTACATAAAAAAATAGGGCAGTCGCTAGGACTACCCTTAATGACGTGGTGGTATATTTATTTTAACATATTAGTTAATTGTTCCCCATAACTCACCAACACTTTGGTTGGGAGGAGCTACACCATTCCATGTTCTGATCGGTAAGTAATAACGTTGACCTTTCCAATCATAACCAACCCAAACATGATTATCTTGTAGTATAACTTCATCATAGTCGCAATAGCCTCCAGGCTGAAAATCGTAAGCGTACGGACAACTTCTGAAAGGTCCAACCGTTCTAACCATAATAGGTGAACCACCATTTGTGAATCTTGATTTTTCACTCATATACCAAGTGCCATAACTGTTACGTTTCCATGCGCCTGCAACAGTTGATACTGTATTACTTGATGCTTTAGAACCTTTTACTACGGTTGCAGTTGGGACCTCACCTTTCATATAGGTTCTTATTTGTTTAATAAAGTAATCTTGTAATTTAAGCTGTTTATCTTTAGGCAATGTCCCTTGTGTAACAGGATTAAAACCTGTATGCAATTCACTACTTCGATGTGGGCAACTTGTAGATGTAAATTCATTGTGTAATCTTATTGTATTTCTATTCGCTTTTAACCCCCACTTTTTTAACAATCTAGCACATTCTTGGAACGTTGTTTGTTCGTTTTGTAAAAATGTTTTGTTGTCTGCACCAATAGACTGACAAACCTCTATGCCGTATCCGTTCTTGTTCCCATATTGATTAGCAGTGTGCCAACCAATTTGACTTTCGTCTAGTGCCTGCCAAACTGTACTACCACTAACATAACTGTGTGCTATTCCTGCCTCTAATCTTGATAGCGGTGCATTAACCAGTCCGTTTCTGTACGCCTCTGCAGTCGCTCCTTTACTACCAGCATCATTATGGATAACAATAAATTTTGGATTATAACCACGTTTAGGTAAGTTGTAGCCTTTTACATAATCTTTAAAGTAATTTAGCTTTTTAGCTTTACGTGTCACTTTTTTAGTTTTTTTACTATTTTTTGTTACAGATTGAACAGAACGTGTTTGTCCTTCTTTTTTATATTTAGGACGGATAAACCACATAGGGAAATCGTAATTGTGAATTATGCGTTGAGCTACTTCTGTTTTAGTAAGTCCGCCACCAAACCAATTCTGGTCTAAAGATAGAAATTGATTATAACTCCCATCGTGGTTACCATCTAAAACAATAGCCACATGGCCATAACCACCACCATAATTCCGATTGAAAACAACTACATCTCCAGCCTTCGCTTTGAATTCAACCGTGTTTTGATAAACAGTTGCTTCACCTTTGAAATTGTTGACGTTAGGGATGTCTGCAGCACCTTCTCCTTTTAATCCATGACCAAATAATTCATACCAATACATATTTGCTTCATCGAAACATTGCCATCCCCAACTTCCATCGAAGTCCCAACCTTTACCTTCTAAACTATGAATGTATTTAACAGCTTCTTTTTCTGTTAAGTTTGCAACCATTATTTAACCTCCTCGTGTAAACGAGATTGCCCATACATTAAATCTTCGTTATTTTCATAATCTGCTACATCCCATTCTATTTCATCACTATCGTCAGTAAACGGTTGAGATGTATCATGATGATCGGGAGTTTTTTCGTTAGCTTCTGGTACTAATTCGTTTGTATCATTTTTGTTGCTTTGCCACTCTACAAATTCATTAGGGTTTTGGCTATCCCGTGGTTCACTATATGTTTGTACAATACCGCTATCTTTTACACCTTTGCTAGTTGGATCTACAATAACACCTAAACCAGCTAATAATGTTAGTATCGTACCTATTAAACCACTAATTTGTTCTAATTGATTGGATAAGTCTAAACCAAACAACTCTGTGACTTGTTTAATAAACAGCAATACCGCACCTAGTAAACCGGTTAATATTGCTTTATTTTTAAATCTTAATTTCCAATTCATACAATATCCTCCAATATAAAAAGCCGACACTGCTGTGTCGACTTAAAAATACTTTTGACTTATTTAAAGAACAACGGCGCTACATATCTTACGAACACCTCGATAACTCCGATTATAGAAATCGTTATTGTTGTAAATGTAGCTTTACCCATTGTTTTTCCTTCATCTTCTATGCTGTTTAATGTGTTTGCTTTAACCTCTTTATCGTTGAGAATGTTTGAAACGCGGTTTTCTACCTTGCTAAATCTACGTTCAACCACTGAACTATATTCAGAGTAATTTTTAGTCATATCGTCGATTTTAACAACCAACTTTTCAACACTGTTTACCAATCTATCAACAACTTCTTTAGTGTTTTTGGTATCAGTGTCCAATTTTGCGTTCATTTTTGACATTTCTATATATCTGTCATTCTCACGTTCTTTTAGCTTTTTCAATTCTGATTCAATCTCTGTTATTTGCTTCTCTTGATTTCTCGCGCGTTCATCATGGGCATTTAAGCGATGTTCTATAAGTTTTTGATTTTCCATATAGAAAACGCCCCATTAATTGCTACTAGAATTTGAATGAAACCAATCAACATATTAATGTAATATGTTGAAGAAACATTCGCAGATTCAACACTTATCATGCCGAAAGCAATGTGAATAATACCACATGGCACTGAGCCAACAATAAGCAATATATAACCCGTGATGTTATCAAAGAACGCGCTTAAAAATAGAACGATTGAAAACAAGAAAAGCAACCAACCTACAGTATCAATATCCATATATTTACTCATTTTGACATATAGATCAGATACATGTTTAAGAGTTTCGGTACGTGCTGAAATCCAGTTCAAAGAACGGACCAAGCCTAAACCAGCTAAAAGAATGACGAATAATTTAACAAATATTTCGTTAGGGTGTAATTGTAATAACCTCTTTATCATTACTCGTCTCCTTTCGTAATAAATTAAAAGGGCGTAAGAGACGCCCTGCGATAGAAATTATTCACTCACGTTAGATGTTGGTTCTTCGGTATTTTTATCACTTTCCGTTAATCCGCCGTCTAAATAAGTACGCTCAACAATTTCTTTAGCTACATGACATTCAAACTCTGATTCAGTCATGTTGTAAAGCATGTTAAGTGTTTGAGAAATCTTTTCTGCGTCCTCTTGTTTGTTAAATGGTGTTGCATTAGCGACAGTGTATGTTGGTTGGAAACCACCGCCGTATTTATCTTTAAATAAAACGCGTTCTTCTTTTGTGTTCTTATTCACTTGTACAAGGATAATTCTTTCTGTTCTAGTTACTATTTCGTTCGCCATTTAAAATGACCTCCTTAAATTAAGTATAAAAATAGTGCTAAAGGTTACTCTCCTTCAGCACTTACAGTATCTTTATTTTGTTGTTCTTCTTGTTCTCTAATCACTGCTCTTAACATCGCGTTCTCTTGCGAAAGTTTAGCGTTTTGAGTAACTAACTCCTCGATAACATAACTTGGATTAGCTTGTAATTGATTGTTTTGTCCCATTTTTATTCATCTCCTTTTATATCTAATTCCATTTTATAACCAATATTTTTATAAATTTTACCTTCGTATTCTTCTTCCGTTAAAACACATTTTATATTTTGATTTAGTTTTTCAGAATATAAATAAACTAAATATTCTTTGATACCTTTTCTAGTAGGAGTTTCCACAAATCTATGTGGTTTGATTGTTTCTTCAAAATAGTCACGTTCGTTTGTTTTCACTCCACAAAATGTTACACCACTGAAATTTGGATCTTCAACATCTTTAGAAGAAATATAAACACTTCCTGTTTTATCGTCTACAAATAAAAATTCTTTATAACTGTAATCATCAAAATTATAAGTTAAAATACCTAATTTTCTTAATTTATCCATTCAATTGTTCCTCCATTTTTTCAATCTTTTCGTTTAATTGTTGTATTGCTCTCAAACTATAAGTAATCATGTTATAAACACTTACACCGTCTCCGTCTATAAAGTCCTCTGGTGTTTTATAAGCTTCACCAATAACTAAACCTTTTCTTTTTTTACGGTCATCTTCATCGTCTTTTAATCTGTATTCATACGTTGTCATGTTATTCACTATTTCATTTAATGCATCGCCATCCCATTGGATGATATCTTTTTTAAATCTTTCCAACGAACCTGGTAAGTAATCACTTGCTCTAATTGGTTTATATCCTGTGTCGCCACCATTCCAAAATAGGTTGTTTGTAACACGTAATTCGTTACTAGATACGCCGATATAAAAGTCTTTTCCTGTTCTTGTTCTAATAGTGTTTGATGCAATGTGTTGGCACTGAATATCTCGATAATTTGTATTACCCCCGTCATAACCATTCTTATCAGTAACACGCAAAGCACCATCTACTAAGACATAAGCATTAGTTTCTTTAGCTGTTAAAGCGCCATAAACTTTATTGCCGTAAAAATCGCCTGTTCCAATATCGCCGTCTTTATTAGTTGCATAAACTATACTATTCACAGAACTTTTACTAAACCTTATACCTGATCCATAATCAGATGTATCGCTTGAAACATTACCGTATTTAAGAACGCCGTCTGTGTATGCGCCACTATCGTTTTGTTTTACATACATAGCAAATTCGTTGTTACCAGTTCGGCTATCACGATACGGTCTGAAATAAATACCGTAGTTACTTTCGATATTTACAGTTAGATTTGCATTTAAAATAATACGACTGTAATCACTTTCTAATGCTACTGCACCATAGGTTGAGTGAAGTCGTACACCACGAGAAGTATCATTATATTTTGTAGAATGAAATTCTAATGTACCCGCTGTTTCATCGCCAGCACCAGCGAGCATTGTTGACAAGCCTTTTTCGGTTAAATATAAGTTGTAACCAGTAGTTTTATTTTGTACTTGTATTGTTCCTTTATTTATACCAAGTGCTAAGTTAGCAGTATCAGTAACATTAGCCCATGTTCTTGTAAATGAACCATAAGATAAAATGGATGTATTTCTTATATCGATATACTCTGAGTTGTCGCCACCTCGAATACCCATGTTATTAACGTTAATATCTAAACCTTCAGGACTTAAATTTAAACGGTTGATAATCTCGTTTTTGCCGACTTTATCATCAACTTTACTTGCCATAACATTGAAGTCTTTATTGACCGTAATATCTACTTTATCGCCACGTAGCTTAATTCCGTCGCTACCAATGTTCATACTTTGGATTGTACCGTTTTCATCATAGGTAAACGTCATACCCGTAGATACATTGTTTGTGAAGTCGGATATTGTTTTACTTAACGTCTTGTTCGTTGCGTCGAATTCTTCTTTTGTCGCACGTAGTTGAATATCTTGGCCATTCTGTGATATCGATGTAGACATTTCCGAAAGTTGTTTATCAATATTATCTTTGTCCGTCTTGTAATTATACAAACTTACTTTATCGCTTATCAAATTCGATAATTGAACACGTTCACTATCGGCATTATCTAAACGTGTCACGATGCCGTCTTTGTCCGTTTCGTAATCAACGCTTTTAATATAACTTTTCAATTGTTCAGATGTATCTTCACGTGATGCTAGAACAGCCTTCTCTATAACGTTAGGGGTACCTACCATATTACTATTACTATCTATTGTTAAACCAAACTTTTCAGCAACTTTACTCAAAGCATCATTAAACTTCTCATCAGTGTATTGTGATTGTAGTAATTTAAGACGTTTGTCTGCACTCACTTGAGCGTCTCTCATGGCTCTGTATAAGTCTTGTAATCTTTCACGGTATGTTAAGAATAGCGCTTGTGTATCAATTAATTTACCAATTGTGGCTGTATCCTCATTCATACTATCAAGATTGTCTTTAATTTGTTGATATACGCCTACAAGATTATCTTGTGCAGTATTTAAAGCGTTTCTGATGTCGTTGTCTACTAAATATTCGTTATTGAGTAATGATGAAACTTCCTCAAGTAACTTAGAATGTTGAATATTTAAGTTTTGGAATGTGTTAGTGATTGAATTGTATAACACATGTTCGCGCGTCATACCACCTAATTGTTCAACATCTTTAGCTGTTTCATTTAACCATTCGCCGTTGTGATAACGTTTAAGTACAGCAACATTAGGATTACTGGTATCGTACCAAAGCATATCTTCAATAGGGTTATCCGGTTCTGTATCAGACTTGATGATTTTAGGTTCGTAATACTCAAGTTCACCTTGTATCGCGTCGTTAACGATTGTATTAATGTTTGTTACGTTGTCGTTTAGTTTCTTACGTATCTCATCTATTTTTTTGTCAAATATACTTCTTAAACTACTTTCATCATATTCAACAACATTCCCGAATTTATAACTACTTTCATCAAGGATTAAATCATAATCTACACCAATGACTTCAGCTTCAATATAAAGAGGAGGTCTGAAATCTCTGTCTTTAATTCTGACTGTATCGTGCATAGATACAACCATTTCAGGATAGTGTTTGTGAATGTCAATAGAACTAATTTCATAACTAATAGCTGATTGGTTACGCTTGTTCAATTCTGTTTGAGCTAATGTAGTTAAACGTTCTTCCGTCATGCTACTGTCATCTGATTCAGGTTCATACACACTCCATAAATAACGGCCTGGCAAACCAAACTGAGCTTGTGCTTCGTCGTCTTTAACAACAACACTAATACGTTCACCTTTATCATTTTCTGGACCAATGGCATATAGTGCAGTCCGTACTTCTGACATATCAACGGTACGTGTCATCTCTGTTAAATCTTTACCTTTTGTGATTTCTTTACCTTTGAATAAACTTACAGGTTGCTTAAGTGTTACATATCTATGCTCAACTGTATGCGAACCAAGTTCAATTGAATAGTCTGCAATCATGTTATACGTTGTGCATAACATGTTGATAACTTCGTAAGGTGTTGAGTAAGAAGTCCAAGATGTTGTGCGCATGCCACCGTGTTCAGTGTCTTCTGATATTTCCCACCCCGTGTTGCGTAACGTCTCATTTAGAGCTTGTGATGTACTATAAGCACTATATTTTCCGGGTTTTATAGGTTTTGACTTGTCAATATCTTCTAGGTAAGAGGCGTTACTCTCAATATCAGTTGTACCGTCAAAGTTATCAACAACATGTGATATGACAAATTCCCTATAAATGCCGTTGTTATCTTGAGCGATAATACGATTACGTTCTCGTAATTTACTTGCACGTTTATTAACGACAGTAAAATCAAAAGTTTCCGATTTTTCTTCTGCGTTGTTGCTCATTACAGCATGTATTAAAGCACCGTCATCACGACTTATATAATCAATGATTTTATCATTGAAATCTAATACATGAATACCTATATTTTTCACTTTGTCACCTCCTTAATAATTTCTGTCTTGCCAATAAAGCGTTGTATCAAAAGTACCTTCAGGATAAATAATACATTCGTTATAGCCACTATCTATATTAAAAAAGTCGCTACCAAACGTTTTTAAATCAAGTGAAGGATCTTCGTTAATTGTAACCGTCTTATCTTGCGTATTAATGTTAATCACATCGCCTTTTTTTATAATCATGTCACGTGCTTTAGGTGGCTTAGGCAACTTCTCATGGGTATAGCTACCTAATACATACGTAGGCATGTGATAATAACTACCGTTTTTAGCAACATAAACGCTAACTGCTGCAATAGGGCGTTGATAAAACTTTCCGCCATCTTCCCATTGTTTTTCGTGTACATCGACTGGTATGACACGTTTTGGATATTCAAGTTCTTTATATTTCCAAGTTTTAATTTTAAATGTTGTCCCCGAACGCTCTAAACGCATATACAATACGATATCTTCCCACTTATAAAACATAGGTAGGTTTGAATATTCATATATTTTCTTTTGTTGTCCTAACTGGTCGAACAATGTTATTACAATACTCCCTATTGCTTGACTAGCTCTAGTGTTACGATAACCAATACTAGCAATCAAACGGTTGTCAGTATCATATAAGTATTGAGCAAAGTGGGTTGAACCTTTCTTTTTTTGATTGACGTGAATTTTACAAGTAGAAACAAAATCTTGAGCAGATTTACCAAAACTGTGTTTATATTCTGCACCGTTCCAACCTGTTGTAGAAGTAATTGTGTCTTGCTTTAATACAAAAGAGTCTTTAGAACCGGAAAGTTCCATACCTCCACCGGTCGAACCACCTGTATAACCGTCTATATTTGTACTAGCTGTTTGTTTTGTCCATCCTGTAAAATTACGCATTTCATTATCCCACAGTGTAGGTGTATAATCTTCAACTGGTTTGTCTAAATCATCGTCACCTATCATGAAATAATCTTCATCGTTTTTAGTAATCATATAATAGCTAGCGTTTTTCAATGCCGTAGCTTGTACAATAACAGGTGTGTCTGCTGTACCTGTATTAACTGCACTAACTTGGTCTGAAATTGCTGTGTTTTTTGTACCTTCAACTGCGTATTTATACGGGTCTGTAAGTACTACATTAACTTTAAACGACCAAAAACCTATCCTATCTTTATCTAGCTCAATAGGACCTTCTATATATGCGTTCCAATACCAATTCTGAGACGTGAACTGTAACTTAACTGGTTCATCATAATTGAAAAATCGTACGACTTCATTTAATACATCGTCTAACTTTTTCATGCCTCCATGCGATAAATAATCATTACGTATGATAAGAGGTAATTCAAAACGATATTCTTTTAAATTTCTACTTTTTACAATGCTTCCTGGTCTCCCAGCTATTTCTTCACTTTCAATAGCAAAATTAAAAGAGGGTATTTCAAACCCTCTTTCAACAATCAACCATGGAAGTGTTTTATCATTTACTTTTATTGTATCAAGCATTATCTAACCTCCCACTGGTTTAAAATTTTGCTTTTCTTGATTTCTGTCTTTCGTATTTATCAATACCTTTAAAAATTTGTTTTTCGTTCGCAAACTGATCAATGACAGGTTCAAAATCTTTGTCTGCAATGTCTTGATTGCTACGTGCAAGTTGCATCAATAGTGAAATCTGTTGTTGTTGTCCCTCAATCATTTTGAGTAATAATTCAGTATCGTTGTTATTAGTTTGTACACTTTTACTACTGAATGCACTAGGACGTTTATTACCTTTTGATTTAGAACCTTGAATGTCTTTAGCAGCAAGTGCTAGTAATTTCATAGCGTCTGTTCGTCGATTAGGGTCTGTAGGGATTACCCATTCAGGGTAACCACCTTCTGCTATGTTGTACCAACCTGCATTTTTGATCAATCCACCTGTGGCGTAACCATGACCATGACCGATAACTTGTAACATGCCTGATTTACCATAACGTTTTTTGGCATAATTGATTGCAGCCATAGCGTTATCTAAACCATTCATGATGTTACCATGACCTGGTAATTTATTTGCAGCAAACGTTGGTGGTATTACTTGTAATAAACCTCTTGCAAGATTTCCAGTTCTATTGTTTATATCACCAATGTTTCCTTGAACAGCTCCGGCATTACCACCAGACTCAGTTTGAACCTGTCTAATCCAAGCATTGACATATGCTGCTGAAGTTGGTAAGCCGTTAGCTCTTAATGCTTTAATAATTTCTGGACGCCATGCGCTTGCTGCACGACTACCACCAGACTTGCCACCGCCGTTATGTGATTTCAACCACTTAACAGGGTCGATAGGTTTACCATTTCTATGCATTTCATAGTGTAAGTGAGGTCCTGTGCTGGCTCCTGTATTACCAGAGATACCAAGTTTTGTACCAGGATGAACTTTTTGTCCATTTTTAACAAGCCACTTACTTAAATGACCATAAATTACTTCAAGTGCGCCACCAATAACAGAAATGTAGTGTCCAAAACCACCTGGCATTTCTTTTGTGTGTGCTGTACCGCTAATTGTCGAATAAACAGGTTCATATTTGTAAGGTAAGTCGATACCAGGGTGAGGCCAACTAAATGCATATCCAGGAGGTGGGCCATTTGGACTGTACGGAGTTGTGATATTATCTAAATATTTAATATATCCGCCATCACCGCCGCCAGCTTCTTCAAGCCAATCTTTAACTTTATCTATAGCACCTTTTTTAAGTTTGCCAAACATACCTTTCATCATATTAAAAGGTAATTCAGCACCTTTAGGGATTCCGAAACTACCCATATTAATGCCGAAGATATCGAAGACTTTATTGACTAATTTACCTGGCTTTTCGATGTAATCTAGTACATCTCCAATGACTTTGCTTGCAATCTTAGCCATACCCTTACCAGTTTGTACAGCAGTATTGACTCCACCTAAAACTTTGCCACCAACTTTAGCGGCTGCACCTTTAACGCCGCCCCACATATTGCCTAACTTACTACCTAATGAAATATCTGAATCGTTGGCTTTACTATGTTTTTCTTTTTTTGGTTTTTTTCCTCCACCTATGAGATTACCTAACATCGAACCAATACTAAATTTAGGAATAGTTCCTGTGTTAAATTGCGGTCTATTTAACATTGCATGTGTTTGAGCACCATTCAAAATACGTGTGCCTTTTTGTAGTGGCATAGTTGTATCTTTAGCAGGAGTAATAAATGGCTTTCCTTTAGGAGGAATAACTGTTTCATGTCTAAATCCTCCTGGACCATTACCTTTTCCTTTATCTCCCACAGTGGCTAGTGTATTTTGGTTTAGCTTACCCTTTGTGATGTAACTTTGAGTGTGTGTGCTTTCTGTACCAGTGGACAATTTAATCTTAGGTAGTTTGTCCATACCAAGTTTTCCAGCTACCCAGTTCACACCACCGATTAATTTATTTAATCCTTTTTTAACGGCATTTACCATTTCGCCGATATGACCTTTGATTTTGCCTATGATATTTCTGAGACCACTAGCCATAGCGTTGAATGTACCACGAACCTTAGACCAGAGTGTTTTTGCTAAATTAACAACTGAATTTTTAATTGATCTCCAAGTGCTAACCATACTATTTTTGACTCTGCTAAATGTTCGTTTTGTTCCGCTACTTAGGGCACTCCAAACTCTTTTAATGCCATTCCAAAGAGATTTAACGATGTTAACAACTGAATTTTTAATTTTCTTCCAAGTATTAACAAGCCAATTTCTCAATCTACTAAAAATTGATTTGGTTAGTTTCCAAATATTATTGAACCAACGCTTAACATTGTTATACCAAGATTTGATGATAGATGTTATTTTGTTTTTAATTGAAGTCCAAAGTTTAATTATCCAGTTTTTAAGTTTGGTAAATATAGATTTAGTAAATTTCCATATATTGTTAAACCAACGTTTAATATTGTTATACATGGCTTTTACAATGGCGATAGTTTTATTCTTAATAAATGTCCAAGCTTTAACAATCCAAGTACGTAAGACAGACATTACTTTTTTAATGCCGTTCCACATTGAAGTGAATAATCTTTTTACAGTAGCGCCCATTGCCTTAACTATTGCAACTGTTTTATTTTTAATAAAATTCCAAGCCACAACAATCCAAGTGCGCAATGTTGAAATGATTCGACGGATTCCAATATTCAATGCTCGAATTGAAGCTAACACACTGTTTTTTATCGCATTCCAAACTCGAATAGATACAGCTTTAATGCCGTTCCATACTGCAGTCACGAACGTTCTCAAACCACTCATAACCACTTTAATGCCGTTGATTAAACCTCTGACTAGAGTTAAAACAACGTTTTTAATAGCAGTCCAAACTATAACTGAAACGGTTTTAATGCCATTCCATATAGCACTAAAGAAAGCACGTAAAATTCTGAATTCAGCCTTTACTAATGCTAACCAAACTCTAATTATCGTCATTACTGAGTTTTTAATACCGTTCCAAACAGCTACGCTTATTACTTTTATTCCTGTCCATATTGCTAAAATTCCCGCTCTTAAAGCTTGAATAGGATGCAGTATTGCAAATTTAATTCCATTCCATGTTGCTACTGCGGCCGTTTTTAATCCATTCCATACTGCGATTGAAACTGTTTTTATTCCGTTCCAAATACCGATGATATATGGTTTCAAGAATCCAAATGTAGCAATTGCTGCAGCTTTAATGGAATTCCAGGCGGTAATTACAAAGTTTCTGAAAGTTGCGTTGTTTTTCCACAAATATATAATTGCAGCAGTTAATGCGCCAATAATTGTAATAACAATACCTACCGGACCAGTCATAAATCGAATTGCTAAACCTAAACCGCGTGTAGCTAATGCTGCTAATTTTGTGGCTAATGAATATTTACCGGTTAATACAGTTGTAAGAGCAACCTGTCCTCTCCATACATTCATTACTGTACTTGTTGAAATTATCATAGTTCTCCAAACAGTTGTTGCTGCAGAAGCAATTTTCATTCTAATTGCAGTTAACGCCCCAGCTTTACCAAATAATGTTTCGGCACCAGTTGCAGCTAATAAAGCCGTTCTGAAAATAGCGAATTGAGGCACTAATGACATTAATGCCCCACCCATTACCGTTAAAACGCCTAATAAAGCACCTACAGCTGGATGTGCATTTACAACTTTAGCGATAAAACCTGTAATTGCTGTTGTTACTTTCAACATTACAGCCCCTACCGGAGCCATACCTTTTACAATACCAACAATGATACTGCCGATATTTTTAAGTAGTTGCCAAACAACAGGTCCATTTTCTTCTAAATATTTCAAAAAGTTTTTGAAACCTTCTGTGTTTTTTAAGTTTGCAGCCCATTCTTTAAAAGATTTAGTTACTCCTTCCATTCCTACTAAAACTTTATGTGAATGTCCTGCAAAAGCGCCGAACAAACTAAATATTCCACTAAATACATTGCCGAATATTCTGCCCACAATAGGTAAGTTCGCTTTTGTATAATCGATAAACTTTGCTATACCTTTATCTGTTTGACTGCTATTTGCGAATTTATTAAATTTATTTGCTAATCCTTCTAATTGTTGTCCTGTCCATGTAAATAAAGGGCCAAATTGAGTGAATATGTGTGTGAGTCCGTCTCCAACTTTCATTGCAGAGTTTAAAATGTTTTGGAATATAGGAGGGCCAATGTTATTGATCATTTTGAATGCATTATTCGCATTTTGTGATGATTTTACCCAATCTCTCATACGTCCTGATGCTGCAGCAATCTGATTTGTAGTTTTAGTGATGAAAGGCGTAAGTCTTGTTAACGCAATACGTGCTATATTAATGCCATTAGACATTGTATTGAATATTGCAGCTTGATTTGCTTGTACTAGACCTTTCCATTGGTTCTGCAAACCACTCAAAGATGCTTTATAACGTGTGACTTCTGCTGTAACGGCTAGTTGTCCATCTTCTAACATTTTTAAAGCTGTCGTTGCTTGTCCACTGAAAGCTGTAATAGCACCCAACGCAGTACCATAAACACCAGCCATACCAATAGCGCCACCTGTGGCAGCAGTTGCTGCGCCACCAATTCCAGCAATCGCACTTACTGCACTTCCAGCTACAGGAATAACGGTACTAATATTGGAAACTAAGCCACCAAAACCTATACCATTAACCACATAACCTACGTTACGGAAACTATCTCCAATAGCATCGATTTTTCGTTGAGTTTCTGTCCATGCATTACCCATACGTGCAAACATACCACTTATACCTGCAGCTTTTATTTGCTCACGCTCAAACGCTTTAAGTTCGTCAGTTGTTTCATCAATACGTCCTTGCAATACATTGTATGCTGTGGCCTCTTTTAAAGCTGAAATAGAAGCTTTATCTAATTTAGAAGGCAACTGTGACACTTCTCTATTCAATGCAGCATATGAACGCTCAGCTTGGTCTGCATCTTTTTTAGCTGAACTCATCGCAGCTTTAGCAGTAGTCATTGCCTCACGGTTTGCATCACTAAAATTTTGCAAAGCGTTTTTTGCGTTAACTGTGGCTACTTTAGATTCATTCAAATCACGTTTAGCACTATCAACAGAACGAGATAAATTGTTATATTCAGTTTTTGCAGTTGTAAGTTGACGACCTAATGCCTCTAATTCTCTTTCAGATGCATTCCCCGAATCTTTCAACTCATCAAACTCTTGTTGTAAGCTATCTACAGAGCTTTTAGCGTTTCTCATTTTAGCACTTAAAGCTGTAACTGTGTTTTGCATTTGTTTCTGTGCATTTTGCGCATCGCTAACATTTTTCTTATATTGTTTTAACTCATTGTCCATTTCTTCATAAGTTCTAGACAAAGATTCATAATTTCTCTTAGCACTTTGTGCAGATTTAGCAGCCTCTTCTAATTTGTCATTTGCACTTTCTTGTGCACGTTTGAGTTGGTCAACTTTTTTCTGCGCTTGTTCACTCGCTCTACCTTGTTGAGTGAGTTTTTTATTTAAACTTTCAATTTCAGTTTCATACTTTTCAACTGATCTTTCAGCTTTATCAAATGTCGAAAGGTTTTTCTTCATTTCAGCATCAGTTGTTTGCAACTTACGCTTTAAGTTGGCCATCCCTTTGTCAATATCTGAAGTATCGAGTCCGAGGTCGATTGTAAAACCTTCGATTTTTTCGTGTGTCATATATTCACTCTCCTTTCTTTAAAATTTTTGATACAAAAAAAGAGGGAGCAAATCACGCTCCCTCTTCTCTAGGGTCTTTGCCGGTTATCGCAGCTATTAATGATTCGTTTGCCCCTACTTTCTTAACTTTTGCATCTTTTTTATCATTCATAATTCGGAGAAGTTGGTATATATCCGTGTTGTCAATCTCCGGCATTTTCCAACCATTCTCCATCAATTCTTTATATAACGTATCAAGATATTCAGATTGTTTTTCGTAAGTAAAGTCTTCAGGTTTTAAACGGGAGTCGTCTATTTCGTTGTCTTTCCCTCGTCACCTAAAATGCCTGATAATTGTTCCATAGCTACACGTAAAACATCACGTGCGTCAATACCATCTTCAAATTGTTCTGGTGTGAATTGATCATCATATAAATCGTGTGCTACGAAACCATATAATTTGTCTAATAACTCGTCATCAAATTCTCCACCATCATTTTCAAGTTTTTGAAATTCTTTACCTAATTTGAAACCTTTACGTGCAACACTACCTTTAATAAAAGCAGGTGCGTGAAATTTTTGTAATTCTCCATTTTCATCTTGTAATTCAATGTATTTTTTTACTGCCATAATTATTAATCTCCTTTTCATCGGGTTTTATTTTCGACCGAATAATTAGTTTTTATTTTTGTATACAAAAATAGACGACCGAAGTCGTCTATAAATCATTCATTTATGCTGTTGGTTCTGTTGCACCTGCATCTGAAGTAGGCTCACTTGATGCAGGAGTAGAAGTTGTTAATGGTTCAGCGCCTGTTTGAACTTTATCAAATGTTTTATCTGAACCAAAGATTGAAGAAAAGATAGCGTCACGACCTTCAGTTGAACCTTTTGGATCATATGCCATCATAACCGCTAATTCTTCAGTAAATCCGTCGACATAACGTTCCATGAATTGACCTTCGATTTCATCTGAACCGAATTCTACTTTATCTTCTTTCGTTTGTCCTTCTTTGTCTGGACGAGTGAACACACCTTTTGAAAGTCCAAACCACTCAGTAGAGCCATCTTCCATAGTACGTGGGATAGCAACTGCTGTATATGTGATACCTGCTGATTTACCAAAACCATAAACGTTTTTAGCTGATTCATGTTCAATTAATCCTAATAAGTCTTTTTGAACATCGATTGGTAATTTATGGAAAGTTAGAGATAATTGTGTTTCTCCTGCAGATTTAGCAATTTCTGCCACTTTGTTTGAACCATAAGCTTTTTCTAATTCTTCACCGAATTCGATTTTTAACTCTTGTACATAGTCAACTTCTTTAACATTTGAAGTTGAAACATTTTTGCCATCTTCACTTTGGATAACTGCATAATACATTTTTCCTAAACCTGTTGCAGCATTATATCTAGCCATTTATAAATCCTCCTTATTTTTGCGCATAATAATAGCCCTCCATTACTCATGGAAGGCTAATCTATATGTCTTAATTCATCTATTGTGTATGGATTGCCACGATAACGTCGTGCATCCATATATATTTTAATTTCGTGGTCATATTCATCGATTCCATCTTGTTGTCTGAAACCGATGTCCCACATTGTTTTGCGTATTTCTTCTTGAATAAGTTTGACCACATCATATTGTGGCCCTCTCACATCAATTTGATACAAGTACTCTGTGGTTAAAGAAACATCACTTGCATACGTTGATGGTTGTGGTGCAGCTAAAGGTGTGATTAAAATATAAGGCCCTGATGTATCGGCAGTTTCATCATAATGATAGGCACGAATACGACCTGTACAATATTGAGCAACTGTTGCGTTTTTTAATAAATATTTTTGTAAAGTTTTCAACATATCAAACATTTTACAAGTCACCTGCCATTGATTGTTTTATGATTTCTCTATATGGTTTTTCTGTAGTAAACATGGTTCTAGCAATTGCACCTTTACCTCGAGGAGTTGGATTTTTCACTGTTCCCCATTCGTTAAGATGAATGATTGCGTAACGGTTCATTGGTCCTTGCCAATGCACTTTGACCATTCTTGTTTTACCGTATATATAGTAAGGGTCGGTTACTTCAATCTCCTCAATACTTGCTCCTGTATCTCTGAAAACTTGGAAATTTGTTTTTAAGACACTTATAAAGTATTTAGATCCTCGTCTTAAAGCCTTATCTTGTGCTTTAACCATTTCACCTTCACCATATTTCTCGCCGATTTTACGCAACATCTGATGGACACCTTTAATTTCCACACTCATTGTTTTAAATTTCCAATCACTTTTAAATTACGGTGATGATCTGTATCGTCAAAAGTTTGAATAACATTGAATTTCTTTCCTTTGTAGCGGGGTAATGCTATTTCAAAATACATATCATCAGTAATTTCATTGTCCATTGGGTACCACGTAACCATTGTTATGCTTGCTTCTTTATCTGTCATATCCAAATCCTTTTGCGATGGAGGATATACATTGGCGAAACATCGATAAATCACTTCATCTACCGTTTCGCCAGGCATAAAATCATCTGATGGCATTGCTTTATAAAAAATGACTGGTGTTCTCATATCTCCACCAGCCACAAAATCTCTATTTGATTGTGCCATCATCTGACACCTCCATATTTATGATTTGAAATTGAACAATACTTGATAAAAAGTTGTTGTGAAATTCTTCTAACTTATCATTGAATACGTAACGCGTACGTTCAAATACTAATTCTCGCCCTAACGAACTTTCATCCATTTCAAACGGGCCACATTTAGCTTGTATATCTTGATATGACATTTCTAAATCGTTTTTGATGCGTTCATTTTCCATGTCATAAAAAATACGATTGCGATTTTTAAATTGATTCACATGCTCTGAAGTAATCATTTAAATCACTTCGTTTCTTTTACTCGTTCTAGGAAAGGACCATTAAAACCATTAGCAGACAAAGTCTTTTCAACTTCATCTGCACGTTTTACAGTCATTTCTACTTTGTCTCCTGCTTTAAGAGACTTTTCAAGTTGCTTGTCGTTGTAATCTTGTAAAACTTTATAATTAGCCATTATATACGCCTCCTATGCTGTTGGCTCAGTCGCTGCAGCGTCAGTTGCTTTAGGCGCGCCGAATGAACTGAAATCAACATCATATACGAATGAAGTTTTGTTATCATCAGGCTCAGCATAAAGGAACTGTTTTGCAGTATATAAATCCATATCTTCTAATGCTAAAGTTTGATCGAACTCGCGTACGATGACTTCGCTACCTGCATAGAAGTTATAACGTGTCTTATCGAATGCCACTGCTTTACCTTGTGGTACAAATTCAGACTGTTCGAATGTCACATTAAATGGTACTGGACTTACAAATTGACCATTGTGTAATTGCATGAATGCAATACCAGTGTAAATGTAATCTGCAGGGTTTAACGCAATAACTACATTGTTTAATACGCTTGCGCCTTTAGAACGTTTCACATTACCGTCTTTATCGTAGTATTCTTTGATTGATAAATTTTTAATAATGTTACCAATTTCTTTAATTGATGTGTCTGCATCAGCTAATGTTAATTTACCGGCAGAAGATTTTTCAGATACTGCGCCGTTTGTACGATTAATTTCATTCATTAATCCTACTGGTTGGTTTTTAGCAGCACCTAATCCTGTGATTGCAGTTTTTTCAATTGCTACTGCAAAAGCTTCTTTAATTTGTGCGCGTACATAACGGTCTACCCATTGCACACCTGCGTCTTTTAAGTCTTTAGGAACGACTACAAATGCAGTTGCTTTACCTAATGTTACATCTTGTTCAAAGAATGAAGCCTCTAATTGACCTTTAATTTCTGAGAATACTGGACCCCAAACTACTTGACCTTCAGGAACTGAACGAATGACACGCGCACGTAATCCAGTACGTTGGATTGTGATATGTTTTAGTAGTGGGTGCTCAGTTTCGATATCTTCAAAGATACGGTCAATAACTGTTTCTGGTAATAACTCTCCGTCTTTCCAGTTTGTATCTGTGTTGACATGATCTTCTGAAACTAACGCATTATAGAATTTCTTCTCTTCATTAGTTAAGCGATTAACGTTACGCGCATTTAATACTGCGTTGTCACCTTGTTCTTGTTTCATATCTTTACGAATAGCATTTGCTAATTCTTCAGAATAAGCATTCATGTATTCTGTGTACTTTTCCTTTACTTCTTCGTCAGAAGCTTTAGGACTCATGTTTGAAAACTCTTTTAATAATTTTTGAGAGTTTTGAAACTCTTGTCTGTTCTCTAAGTCGATTGCCATAATTAAATTCTCCTTTATTATTTTATATTCATATTAAATAAACGCGCAAAACTATTTTCTGCAGATTTATCTTCCGTTTGTTTATTCGGTTCGTCTGAACCTTTGTCATTACCTTTTTTAACTTCAGCTAAAATTTCTTCTAATTTGTCCATTACATCTTCAACTGTGATGTCACTTGTTTCTTTTGGTTGTTGTGGGTCTTCGTTACGGTATCTAGCCATGAATTTGTCACCTCCCAAGATTGTTGATGTGGTTGCGGCTGCAACTCTTGAATTTTCAGTAATATTGTCGATTAAACCTAACTTTTTAGCTTCTTTGGCCGTTAACCATGTTTCTTCGTCCATATAATCTTGAAGAAGCGCATGGTCGATGTCAGGATTTTTATCGACATAACTGTTAAATACAACACTGTTAATGCGTTCTAAATCTTCGGCTTGCTTTTTGAAACTTCTTGCATCACCTTCGCCAATCGTCCAAGCGTTATGAACCATAAGCATGGCGTTACCTGGCATGTTGATTGTGTCACCTGCCATTGCTATAACGGATGCAATACTTGCAGCAAGTCCGTCAACATTAACAGTGATGTGTGCATCAAAGCGTCTTAACATGTTATAAATTGTTACACCACTGAAAACATCGCCACCATTACTATTAATATTCACGATGACTTCATCAACATCTCCCATAGCTTTTAATTGATCACGCACCGTTTGAGGACTTATTGTCATGCCTTCAATCGTAGCGCTATCAATCAATCCGTAGATGTCGATTTCGTTATTCGCCATTTATATCACCTCCTTCATTATCTGTAGATTCTTCATCCACAGTTTGATAGTTTTTAGTGATAATAAATTTCTGCATTTCCTCACTTCCGATAGGTTCAAAGCCTGTAAGCACTCTGATTTCATCTCTATTGAAAGAACCACTTGCAATGAGTTTGTCTATTGCTTCACTCACTTCAAGTGGTCCTTTTTGGTCTATACTTATCGCTTTGATTCGTTTACCTTCTTTATACCCACGCTCACTGAACAATTTAGCGTTTAATTCATCAGTGATTTTTTCAATGATAGGCTTAATACAAAATTTCATGTAGTTATCAGTCATTGCTTCAATGTCGGCAGTATCTCCATTAATTAATCCAACTGGAATTCCAAGGTTTCTAGCCACATAATTTAATAGCTGATTAGGTACTTTAGCCATATCATCGATTTGTGATGATGTTTTCGTACCATTATTACTTGAGTGTTCTTTGTATTCATAACCCTTTTGAAGTGGAACAATAGCAATATCATTTTTATCAAATGATTCATAAGCTTTATTGATAAATGACTGCATTTTTTGTCGTGAACCTTGTGTCATTGCCGTATTAGCATCCATTCCTAATGTGGCTCTAATTTGATTACTCATTAAATTAGACTTAATCATTCGACCAAAGATATCACCATAGTCATTAAACAAGCCATATAACATATTTGTAATTGCTTCGTTGTTATATTCAAGATATATCACTTCGCTCATTCTAAATGAACGTTCGAATTCGAAATCTCCTACTACAATGTGGTCGAAAATATCGTCATATAATGCGTATTCTTCTCTTACAAAATTATCTGCAATGATTAAATCTTTTGAATCGGTCACAACAATTAATACCTCGTTATCATAAATCAACTTACGAATAACCTTTTGCCAAAATGTTGCAGCACTTTCATCTGTATTTGGCCTAACATTCAGCTTATAATGTGTTGTCGAAGATGTATCTTTACTCTCACTATCGATAATCTCAAATTTAGTTTGACTAATTGTTCTCGCGATGTGATTAATACATGTATCTAATGCCCATCTTTTTATGTACGCTTTATGTGACGTCTCATGTAATAGTTCAAAATCGTAACTAAACTCGATTGCTTCGTTTTTTCCCATGATTCTGTCGAATATACTCAAAATCTCACCTCCTAAAAGCTAATATCTGCCATAATAAACGGTTGATCATACTCTAAAATCTCATCTGCACGATAGAGTGCATGCAACATAGCATGAAATCCATCTGTTTTACGTCTAACTTCATCTTTTTTGATGTATTTCTTACTGCCGTCTGGTTGCATTTTGACTGCCACATTGTTTGTGAACCATCTCATCAATGGATTATCGCCAAATGTGATTTGTTTTTTAGCAAACATGGTGTCGATTCTAGGCGCAAGCAAACCATGTATGGCAGTTGGGTTTTTAATCACTTCTAATGGAATACCTGCTTCTTCAAAAGGTCGTCTCACAATGTCAGTTCTGAAGTTATCTGATATCACTTTCGTTAAATTGTATTTACTTTGTTGTTGCATAAACCAATTAACGATATAAGAAATATCAATTACATCATCATCAACGATTGTTAACAGTCCGTCGTCTGCCCATTGCTCTATTGGAGGCTCCATATGTGTTGTTTCCAAAAATTCTCGACGAATGAATGAGTGCGTTTTCCAATAATAAGTGTCGTTGTCTCTAAACAATAAGCCTACACTGGCAAAATCTCGAACTAACGCATAGTCAAGACCGCCAATGCAGGCTTTATTTTCAAGATTAGGAAACTCTTTATTTGTAGCTAATATTTCTTCCCATGGTGCTACTACCTTTTCTTCATCAACTTCAGGTAAGTTCATTCGTTTAGTCATGAACTCTGGTTTGTTAGAGCGGTTGATGTGTAACACGTTATATTCCTCTTTAATCTTACGTTTTAAGTTACGGGCATAGCCTGTTAAAGGAGGGTGTAACATCGGATTTGATTTCTCCCACATCTGTTCATTATCAACTTCTTTAGGGTCATCAAGTTTGCAGTAGAATGGGAATATACGGTCATTCGGATTATTACGTTTCAATACTTCTGTGACACGTTCTTTCATTTGGTCCATAAATCCTTCACGAACAAAACCATCTGTAGAAATGTAAAATGTTCTATCGTGAATAACCTTACCTAAACCACCACGTTTGACGTTTACCATATCAGAACTTTCATAAATGGCAATCTCATCAAAGATGACACACCCTTCTCTTCCACCATCTTTTGTTTTCGTATTCGACGTATTATATCTAATTATCGAACCAGTTGAGCGATTTTTTATTTCTGTTTTACTCACTTCATAAGGTGCTTTAGGTCGTTCCCCTGTTTTATTACGCTTATGTTCTAACAAAACATCGTATATCTCATTGAATGATGTTTTAGCTTGTTCCTCACTGTTCGCAACGATTGAAATGTCGTATTTCTTGATGCCGTGTATAGGAGTGGTTAAAAAGTCACTAATTGCGCTAATAAAACCATTCTTGCCAGCACCGCGACCCATAAATAAAGCAAATTCAGTGAAATACGGTGTATCTTCAACTTCATCTATTAAAAATAAGAAAGCGATAATAAATCGTTGGAACGGTTGTGTTGGAAAGTACCATTTCTCAATAAACTTAATACACTTTTCTATTTTTTCTTCCTCGAAATGAACAGTTGAGAGAGTAAGTACATCTTTTTCGAGATATTCGATTAAATCAATGCGTTCTTGGTTGAAGACTATCTTGCCATCACGCCATTGTTGAATATATTCATCTACGTATTTGTTATGAATCATACGTAATCATCAACAGGTTCATCTGTTTCAACTTGTTTATTTTCTTTTGGTAACAAGTCTGTAAGTTGTTTTATTACACGTTGATATGATTGATCGCGTGTATTGTATAAACGCGCCACAGGACGTTCACGTTCGTATGATGGTAGGTTTTGTGATTGTTGGAACATGTTATATTCGCCGTTTTCTTGGATATCCTTCCACATGTAATCAAGCATGACACGTAAACGTGCGGCCTGAATAATCAAACCTTCAACAACTTTTAGCTTTTCGGAAGGAATATCTTTGTAAATTGCCTCTAATCGCTTACGTTCTTTAATTACATTCTTATCATTATCATTTACTTTCATAAAATCACTCCTTTCTGTATATACAGGTAGGGGGTATAGGTTTCATGTGACATTTCCTCAAAAAGTTGCGGAGTCGAGCCCACCCGCCGTTCTCCCGCTTGGGAAATAATTGGGAAATGTTTTGACCCGGGGCGTATTCTTTTACCATTTTTCATCTCGCCACTTTTGTTCTTTTGGTTTAAATTGATTTCCCCCATATTGAAAACGTGTGTGCCTTTTGTTGTGACACGCTTTACACAACACACGTAAATTATCAGGCTCCAATTTCAAATCCGGTCTGTCTTGTAATTCTTCAATGTGGTCAACTTCCAAATTATCGGTTGTTACTTTTCCTTCTTCACGGCACCAGACACATTCAAAATTACTACGTTTCAATACCTGTTGTCTCACTTCACTCCACGCTTTACTATTATAGAATTGTTTACGTGCTTTAAAATCGTTATAATCTTCCATCATATAACCTCGTATAATAAAGAAAGACACACCACTATGTGATGTGCCTCATATAATATAGTATTAAGTTTACATGCCTACTGAATAATAACCTAACCTCTAAAGTTGCTATCCAGAATTATTTATATCAGGGATTATAACTCCTCGTGATATTGTTTATCTCGTCGGGAGAAGTATGTTGGTATAAAACCACCATTCTTTCTTCGCAACTCCTGCTTGTGTTTCTTCATTTCTACTATGGCTTTTAATAATTGTTTAACGTTCTGTTCTATATACTTAGTCGGTATTCTAACTACTTCCCAACCTTTGTCGTTTTCGTTAAGAACATTAAGTATAGTGCCATCACGTTTTGTATCTTTAATCTTTTGGAAACCATGAAGTTTACCGTCAATCTCTAACACAACCTTTAAGCTAGGTATAAGGAAATCGACTCTATGGTTTCCTACTTGATGTTCTTTTTTGAATCGTACTCTGTTTCTCAACAATTCCATAGCAGCAACCATCTCTGCAGAAGATAAAAACTTACCGGGTTCTTCTAAAGATTTTTCTAATACTGCATCGCTTTCATCGTAGTAGTTTTCTAAATCAACTTTTTGTTTCTCTAACATACGCAAAGCTCTTTCATGCATTACTTTCGTTTTTAGTTCCACATACTTTTTTAAGTTAGATTCTTTTTCTGATTCATACTTATCAAAGCAATCATTATGAAAGTATCTATTCTCGTAGTATGTTTCACCAAAACTTCTTTCTTGATAACCTTTAGTACCACAATACCAGCATGTTTTTATTTTTTGATTTAGTTGATTATTCATTTTTTCACTTCTCCCGTCTTTGACTATCAATAGGCTTTGCCTATAATAACATCTTAAATTTTTTTCACCCGCACTTCTAGTATGTCGGAAGTGCGCTTCAATCAAAACTTACCCAACCAATTCGCTTAGCTGTCTCTCTCATTAATTGATTGCGCATTCGAAGTGTTGCATCTCTACTAATTACTTTGTTGTCATCTCTATCCTTTGTTAACTCATGTGCTATGTCTGGCCATTCATATACCGTTAAGTCTTTCTCCCAATACCTATAATCAACTATAAGTCTCTGCTCTTTGGTTGCGTTGTTATATACATCTTCAATGGCTTGTATGATTGCTTGAAGATTAGTGTACTTCAAATCACTGTGTAACTTAGTGACTTCATTCTCTACTGGACTTGATGGCAAGTTACTCTTACCACCACCATGATTAGTATCAGTAGGTTGATAGAGTAACTCATATCTTCTAAACACCAATTGCCCTTTCATATCTTCGTACTTCTCCCAGTACTCTTCCAGCTTTGGTATATCTGTCTTACCTAAGTTCATACACTACCTCCATTACTTAAACTGTTTCTTCGCTCTCTCAATCTCACGTTCAATATCCTCTATATCACTTTCTCTTACAAACTTGCTAAAGAGATATACGTTTGTGTATTTAAGTGCATCTAATTCATTACGCAGCATAGCATTGTTACCTAGCACAATGAGTAATACTACTGCGAGTATGACTGCTATTGTTATCCACATATTATTTACTTACCTCCATATTCAAGTGTGCGTGATCTGTTTGGTTGAATGTATCAATATCATCTTCACTTTGTAACTTAATGATAATCTGATTAGTAATGTACTTACCTAGTTCATACATAGCGATAGTAAACCAAATCTTTAATATGCGTTTAACCATTCTGTTCACTCCTTAATTTTACGTTCTGCCTGTTCCTTACTCTCCGCCTCCACAATAGAGAGAGTTTCGTTTGTACGTGCTTTCTCCAGATTAGTGTGAATATGTCCTGTGCTGTCTGTGAATTGGCGTATTAAATATTGTGTCACTTCCCCAGCACCTCTTTTACATTAGTTTCGTATGTTCCAATATTACGTTTTACAAATTCAGCATGTGCCTCTGCGATTTTATTTTTCATAACTTGTCTGAATATGCTTTTGAATTCTTTCTGAGTTTTATGAGGTATTTTCAATATCTCTGGACTATCTTCATCAAGTGGTAATAAACAATCAAACTTCATCTTATTCAGTTGCTTAAATCGTTCTTCCATATACGTAAAGTGCATAGCCAATTTTGCATCAGATAATTCTTTCAATTGTTGTTTAGGCATGTTAAAACTCCCAATAAAATTACTCACTTTATCTACTCCTCGTTACTCTTTGCGAAGTATTCTTTTAATCTCTGCTACTATGTCTTTAGTATCCTGTGCTTCCGTATGCTCCTCTTTCCGATACTTTGTCAAACTCTTGCACCTCCGTTGGCTCTGGTAACATCACTGGTGTAACAACCAACTGTGCTAAACGTGTTTTTGGTTTCACCGTAATATCTTCATTACCGATATTGTCTGTGATAATTCCAATTTCTTTGTTATACGTGTGATCAATTGTTCCAAGTGCTACACGTAACTTAGTTTTAAGTGAATTACCTGAACGTGGTCTCACTTGCGCCTCATATCCATACGCTAAATCAATTGCAATGTGTGTTGGTACTACGACTGTACTATGAGCAGGAATAGTTGTATCTTCTGCTACATATAAATCTATTCCACTATCTGTTGGATTTGCTCTTGTTGGTAAGATTGCTTTATCACTTAGTTTTTTAATTGGTAAAATTGTCATTTATTGTTCCTCCTCGATTTCTTGAACTTCTACAATTTCTCTTTGTAACTTCACATTGTTAGGGTGGCTATTAAATACTTCTTGTGCTTTCTCTTTAGCTTCTTCAACATTATTCGCTTCGACTATATAGCATGGATGAAAGAAAAAGGCCGGATGAATAAATGTTTCAAACATCACTCTATATTTCTTCATCACTACCACGCTCCAAATCGTTCATTTTAGTTTTTATAACTTTAAATGCAGTTAATAAGTTTTCAAAGCGTTCAAATTGTTGTGGACTTTGTGCATAATCTTTTCTATCAATAAAGGTCTCATTTTTGTCTAATACGTATTCCTTTAACTTATCCCACGCCTCTGCTTTCCTTTTCACTTCTGCCATATCATTGATGAGTTCATCTCGTTGCTTACGTAAACTGTCACGTTCATCTCTGAACTTCCACCAATCACTATGTGGATAACTTTCATCCCAATCTAAATCATTGTTTCTAATGAATTCTAATAATTGTTCCTTAGTTACTTCTGCCATCTAATTCACACCTTTACTATTTCATATCTATCATCAATCTCTACACGCTCACTACCTACCAACACGGTTAAATAAGGTTCGCCTTTAAAGTTATAGTGGAACTCTTCCACAACTGCTGGGAATGAGTTTGTAGCGTTAGGGTATTTAAACCAAATATCATCACCTTTATTTAATTTGTGTAATTCCATCTATCTCGCCACCTTTTTAGGGAAAATATCGTTTTCCATTAAATGACTGCACCACTTACCCCTACCATGTTTCTGTGGCACTGTGAATAAATGAGGTTTCTTACGTCTTAGTTCTTCCGTTCTTCGTCTTTGGATACGTTCTTTTAAACTTTCGGCTTCTTCCATTTCATTTAATCGTTCCATTCTTTTTAATTTATCCCATTCCTTGCGACGCATACCTGCTGGTGCTTCTATAGCTTCGTTGTAATCCCAGCCTTTTTTAATTCTTTGTCTAACAACATAAATATCGATAAAGTTTTCTTCCATTTTCTTTTCATCTTTTTCAGTCATCACAAAAGTTTGTTTGCCTACTCTGATATTTCTCATTTACTCCACCTCAACTAAATCTATAAATTCAAAATTCTCATTCATTAATTCTTTTTCCGGATTATTCGCAATCACATCGAGTAATCTCTCTTTTTCATCTTCTACAGTAGTATGCTTATTAAGCCATACCGGAAACTTGCATTTGATTTTCACTGTAGCGTTTACCGTGACGGTTTCCTCTCTAGGTTCAGTCATTCTTCTCCCTCTTTCTCTTTCGTCTGACTTTTATTAATTCGTCATATTCAATCCATTCAAGACCTGTATATTTAGGTGCTTTACATATCCATGTGAGCTTGACGTCAGGATATTTATATCTGAACAACTTAGCTTTCAACTTTGCTGTATCTGTTGCCATTCCTTTAACATCTATCACTTCGACTAGCTCGCTATCTAGGTATAAGGCAAAGTCTGCAATGTATTCTGTCTTGCGTTGTTTACCAAACTTAGGAATTAACTCGTACCTTGGTTGTAATTCTATTCGGTTGTAATACACACCATTCATCTTGTTTTCTAAGTGTTTATAATAGTCACATTCTACTGCGCTATCGAATACTATTCCGTTGTATTCTGTTTTCTTAGCGTTGTATTTACTCATATGCCACCTCAAAATAAAAAGTCATCTATTGTAGTTTGTTGTTGTAATTCTTCTTTACGGTATAACTTGTGTTTTCGTTTCAGTTTCACCAATTCTTCTTTATTGATGTTGCCATTGAATACCTTTTGAAAGTGCATACCTGCATAGTTGCCGATGTTGAATACATCTTCTGCTAAAGGTATGACACTACACATCTTCCAACCATCTGCGGTGTATAAGTAATATTTCTCTTTATATCCTTCTAACAATCCCATGTCTTGTACCATTCCACTTCATTATCAATTTTAGGTTTAACTTTTTCATATTCGTCGAATGGAAATATTGTTCCATCATCTAACAGTCTGTTTACAGCCCAACCTACCTCGATTAACACTTTGGCAATAACAGGATCATTTTTATAATCTTCTCTATACAATATGCCCAGTAAGTTTTGATATTCTTGTACTGTCATCCATAAAACCTCTGTGTTTTCTTATAAAAGTCAAGATGGGCGACACCTGTTTCACCGTCTTTGTTTTTTGAAATAATAAATTCAATCTCCGACTTTCCTGTAATGTTGTCTTGTTGTTCCTTGTCGTAATAATCATCACGGTAAAGGAAGAAAATCATATTTGCGTCCTGTTCAATGCCTCCAGCTTCTCTTAAATCAGACATCATAGGCCGTTTATCACTACGGCTCTCTACACCTCGACTCAACTGAGATAACGCGATAATGATTGAATTAGTCTCTTTGGCGATGATTTTTAAGTCTCTAGATATCTTTTCAACTTCTAAACGTCTATCACGCTGAGGAATATCTGATTGCATAAGTGTTAAATAATCTATGAAAATAACATGTGGTTTTTCTGAGTTCTGCGAGGCTACTTCTCTAACGTCTTGAGGCGTCATTTGCGCTTGGTCCTCTATTTTTAAAGATTTACATTTTTTAATATGGTCAATAGCGGTCATTACTGATGAAACTTCATCATCATTCAATCCGTTGCCTTGCTTAACTTTAGATAATGGTATATTTGTAATCGTGGCTACTAAACGTTCAACGATGTTATTACCCCCAGTTTCTAAACTGAAGAACGTTGTAGGATAACCGCGTCTTGCGATGTTCCACATCATTGTCAGTGCAAGAGATGTTTTACCTAAACTAGGCCTAGCACCTAACACATTAAGTTGTCCAGGTTCAAAACCAATAATTTTATCATCTATGGACTTGATACCAGTCTTGATGAATTGTTTGGGTTCATCAGATAATATGTTTTCTACAACTTCCGCTAAAAAATTGTCAGTTGAATCTGCTTTTTTGATCGTCATTCCTTTAAGTTTCTCTAATTCTTCAACCAAATAATTAAAGTTTTCTTTATTAGGCATTGATTGATACTCTGAGACCCTCTCACGAGCCTGTGACAAGACGTATTCTTGTAATAGGTTCAATTGGTCGTCCATAAAAAAGACCTTGTCAGTGCCTTCTGAGTTGTATATACGACTTAATTGCTGAGTAGAGATGAATTCATTATCTTCACGGCACTTAAAATAAATTTGGTTAACATCTACTTTTCCTTGTTCAAGTACATATTCGATAAAGCTTTTTAACTTCTCATCAGTAAACATTTCAGGTTTAAGTCTCAACTTACTTAATAACTCTGGATTATGCATAAGGTTAGATACAATAGATTCTTCGGTACTTAATACATCAATATTCATCATCTAACCCCCAATCCTCTTTCATTCTTTGCCATTTTTTACGCCATTGTTGACGATTTTTTCTAAATTCTTCATCATGTTGCATTCTGTATTTATCTGTCTGTTCTTCAGGAATCACTGCACTTTCCATTTCTGGAGGTTTCCTGTCAATCACTTGGGCTATTGTGGGTTTATAACGACTTTCTCTTATATATTTTTTTGTTTTGTGTAGTGTTCTATCAAAATCACCATATTGTGTGAGTTGTTCAACCCAAAGGTTGTACTTAGTTTCATTGAATTTCATATCATAGACATTATTGATTAACTCTAATACTTCAATTGCTTCTAATTCAGTCATTGTCATAATGTCTATCCTCCTAGCATTTCTTTTTTCTTCCTAGCTAAGAAATCATCATCTTTAGGTTTTTTAGGTTTAATCTTAGCTATCGCTTTCTCTTTAGTATCAATATCTTCTTTACTCCAGTTCTCTAATACTTTGATAAGATAGTTAATACCTTTGTTATTTTCTTTGCAGTAACCAGTAGCTACAGTAACTATATCTAGTTGATTATCTTTAAAGTCATTTAATATATCTTCTAGTTGTTGTGCTTTTATTGGACTCTGTATCATTTCTAAATTATTACTAATATATTTAAATACATGTGATACGTCGTCCCTGTCTCTCTCTGAAGAAATCTCTGTGAAATCTCTGGTATTGGTTTGCTCATTTTGAGCAGTTCCACTTGCTCTTTTTGAGCAACTCGTTTGCTCATTTTGAGCAACTCGTTTGCTCACTCCCTCAAGCGTTGAATAATTGATTGAATACCATTTCGTTTTATCAAAACCAGCTTTATTGTAATTACCAACTAAAACTAACTCTTGTTTCTCTAAACTTGAGATAGTACGTCTGATTGTTGCGTTACTCCAAAATGGGAAGTGCTGTTGCCATTCTTTGTAACTGTTGTATATCCAGCGTTTATTATCATGAATATGGTTACTTTTATTTATCCAATAGTGCATTTGCTGTAATACAATCGCTTCATTAAGCCCTATCTCTGTTGCTAACTTAGGAAGTACAAGTATTGGATAATCATCAATTAGTAAGTTATTCACATTTCATCACTCCCCGTACAATAGCCATTCAGGTGTTAGTTTGAATATGAATGCTATTAATTTTATTTTTTCAAGATTAGGAATTCTTTTACCTTCTTCCCATTGTTTTATACAAAACGGAGAGACGTATAAGATTGCAGCGAATTCGTTTATATCAAAATCTCTTTTTAATCTTATTTGTTTGATTCTACGAGCAATTTCTTTCTTATTTTCTTTAGTTATTACTCTCGAATTCATTTTTAGCTCCTTTCAACATTCGATTGAGCCTTCCGTCTACAGACACCCAACTGTCATGTAATTTGTATTTCTCATTAAAACTATCCATTCCTATTTGGTGCTGTTCCTTATGATGTCTTGAACATAAAGCCAATACTTTGTTATCTATATGATTTATCTTTCTTCTATTACGTCCTCGTCCTACTGCGTGATAATGTGCAAGTTCTGCTCGTGGCGTTCCACATATTACACAGTTACGATTGACTGTTGACCAGTATAGGAATGCTTTATCATTTTTGAGTAAGTCACTTGTTTTATAGTTAAGTGGGATATTGTTATGAAACACCCAGTCCAACATGACTTCTATTAATTGACTAGCTTGTTCTCTTGAACAATTGCTTAGTGACAACCGTTTATCATAGCCATTTAAAAACGTTATATAATCTTGGAACATTTCCCTCATCCATTCTCTTGGCTGACCAGTCGCGTTCTCTATATCGTTACAGAGAGCGAACACTTTCCGACGTTGCTTATCAGTGATTAGGAATGGATCAATAGGTTTAACTTCGCATTCAACTTCTAGTCCGTTATCCAGTAATAACGATGTTTTATTATCTATATCTACATTCTCAATGACGACGGTTGTTGTACCGTCATCTTGAGTAATGTAATTTTTAATTAAAGCCATTCGTTCACTTCCCTTAGTAAGGAAACATTGTGTAATGTAAGTTACCTTTATGGTTCGAATGAATTAAAATAGTTTTCTCATAACTACTCATTTCGTCCCAACCGAACATGACTACAAATGTGTTAGCTCTTGAACCACAATAATACGCGTCGTCTCTAGTTACTTTTAAGACTTCTTGAGGATGGAAACCATCAAGTAACGTACGATCATCTGAATCTAATTGAAATGAAAGGTTTTCGATCAATAATGTTCTGTTTTCTTTTGCATTTAAATACGCGTTTTCTATTAAATTTTCGACTAATACATTTTCCATTTTTAATCCTCCTAGAATGGCAATTCTTCCGAACTAATATCTGCTCCATTTTCGAATGGGTTATTACTATTTTGAGCTTGTCCATTTTTCTGTTGTGGTTGGTTGTTATTTTGGTTATTATTCTTACGTTCAATAAAAGTTACATTGTTAACTGCAACGTCTGTAGTGAATACTTTCTGACCTTGCTTATTCTCATAACTGCCAGTTTGAATAGAACCTGTTACGCCGATTTTGTTACCTTTAGTGAAGTTATTAGCGATGATTTCTGCAGTCTTACCAAACGCAACGCAATTAATAAAATCCGTTTCGTATTCATTTGTTTGTTTATTCTTAAATTGTCGTTGTACTGCAATTCTGAAGTTAGCCACGTTACTGTTTTGACCTTTTAACTCTGGATTAGCTACTATATTTCCAATTAGATTTACTGTGTTCATTGTTCATTCTCCTTATATTTGTTAGCCATATTTTGAATTTTTGTAATTGTGTTCACTGCTTGTTGTTCAGACATTGATGTGTAGTCTTGTATTCCGAATGTTTGTTCAGCTTGCTGTTGAGACACTTCTTTATTTAGTGATTTCATTAAGTCAACAAAGTTAAGTACTTCTTGTTTTAGAACGCCGACTGTTTGACTACTTACTTTGTTGTACTTTTCTTGCTTTTGTTTTGCGTCTGCATCATCTTCATCAGTCGGAATATTGAAGAATTTCATTAGGAAATAACGTTCTGCATATGTTAGTGCTGTACCGTGCGCTTTAGATACATCATCTTGTTGGCCTACTGCAAAGAAAGGAACCTCCAATACTTCTTGAGGGTTATCTGCGTTAATCCATTTATAAGTTAATTTCAATTTAACGATGTGTTCTGTTTTGCCTTTTGCGTTTATAGTTTCGATTATTTCTTCATTTTCTGTATAAGGCACTAACAGCAAGTTATGTTCAATCATCTTGTTGCGTATTCTGTGTAATACTTGTGATCCACTAACATATGAGTAGTTGTAGCCCTTTGTATCCTTTGTAAAGCCATCTATGTTAGCTTTAACATCAGCTATTTTTTGGTATAAATTAAGTTGTTCAGTCATTTAACGCACCCTCAAACTTCTAGTTTGTTTAAGCTCTACACCTTTAATTGCTGTGCCTGCTTTGATGTCTTTTAATAAGTCTTTTTTATTCAATGTTGGAGCTTGTGATACCCAGTATTCTTTTGGGATTAAGCTATCATCTTGTACATCAAGACTAGGCGGGTTGTTGGCAATACTGTAACTATTCAATGCTGTCCTGAATTTCTCTTTGCCTGTTTCTTCCATGACTTGTTGTAGTGTTTCTTTTAAACGTTTGATACCGTTTTGATTAGATGTTTTACGTTGTCTTAAACGCTTGATTTCTTCGTCAATAGCGTTGTTATCTGTTTCTAATGATTTAATAACTGCTACATATCCATCTGCCTTATCTTCTAAAGCGTCATTGATACTATCTAACGTATCTTTTAAAATTTGTTCATCTTCTTGTTCTGCAATAAGTTCATAAACTTGTTTATAGTTATCTTTTAGATTGAATAAACTGCTCATTATTTAAAACACCCTTCTCTAAAATGTTGATTGATTCTTCCATAGTTTTAATTGTTTTATCTAAACGAATACATGATTGTATTTGTTCTGTATAATCTTTTCTTAACTCTGCGTATCTATCGCACATATCCTCGTACTGTCTATTTAAGAAATCATAATCGCTACGTAAAAAATCTAATTGAACAGATTTGGCAATAAGTTGAGAATATTCTTCTTTTGGTAACCTGATTGTGATAAACTCTTGCATTTCCTCTCCTCCAAAGGTATATTTAAGTTATTAATTAATTTATAAATTGTTTTTTGTTTTGACTGTTAGACGTTGGCGCGTCTTTCAGTCTTTTTTATTTTTAACCACTCATTCCAAAAGAATGTACTTGCGATAAAAACTAAGATTGCAACGCCTATGATTGATGTGAAACCACCTCCAAATAGTAATGTGATGATCATTGCGAGTATCATAGTCATGTAGCTAAGTAAGTACTTCATTTATCATCCTCTTCTTTCATTTCTAAAAGTTTTTCGATATATCCTCTTTCTAATGCGAAATCAAATAACATTTGTTGAATGTGTTCAGGCATTACGGCCACTCCCTTCGTGTATAATATATTTATCGCTACTGCGTTAGATTGGGGGTGTTGATCATGTTGTATAGTGAATACGAAAAGATTTATTATGAAGTTGTTAATAAAGCTAATGAATTATATGGTGGCGAAAGCAAACATTTCAAAAATAATCTTCAGAAACTAAAGAAAAATGCTGATGAAAGTGTTTCTTACGAGATTATTTACTCCGTTGCTTTGCATGAGTCATTAAAATATCAACAAGATTTTATCTTCTTAAATTTAGGAAAAAGACTGTTTAGCGAAAATCATTAAAATGTCTTATTAATCTGATGCCATCATTTTGTTTTTTAGGGTAAACAAATTTTTTTCCTATAGCTTTTTTATAATTCCTAGCACTTCTAATCTCCTCCGCCAAGATGACGATTAGGAGTGCTATTTTAATGAGTTGTAGTTTGTTCATCGGTAAACCTCCTCTAAAGTGCCGTTTCCGACATCAATATATTTTGTTTAATAAACTCGATTCCTGGTTTAATCTCGATGTAACGTTTATGATTCTTTCCGAATCGATACATACAAGATTGTTGAAACTCTCTGTTTGAATAAACGTGTTTTTCTAAGTCGTTCTTAGAAATTCCGCTCACTTTTACAAATTCGTTTGCATCTGCAAAGCCAATGTATTCCATTGCTATCACTCCTTGATTTGTTTGTTCGATTGTGGGTTAATATATAAATTTATCTTTCTGCTATACTCCTTATGAGGAGGTGATATTATGAGCGTGTTGACACTTAGTGATTTGAATAGTCTCTTTACAAAACGTGATGAGCGTTCTAAAGAATTATTGGAAATACTTTTAAAAGAAAGCAATGATAAAAATCCTTTAAGAATATCTGGTTTACGAGCTCAAGCTATCAAAGAAGCTAATGATGAAATGCTTATTCAACTTCTTGAAAAACTCAATTTGTTAGAAAGTAAATAAACTATCCACATCCGCATTTTGCTTATTAACTATGTTAGTAAGTGTTTTCGGTTTTAGCGTTTTCTCAATCTTTACGACCTTCCACGTCACAACTGCCATTGTGATGAGGAGGGTTGTTTTGTATAAAAATTTCATGGTTATGCCTCCTTACTTATTGTTTAAAATCATTAGCACTGTCATTATCGAAACGATTATTGCTAAAATACTTATGATTATTGAAAACATTTATTGTCCCTCCTTTTAGACTGTTACTTCTGCTTCATAACCAAAATCAGTCATGATTTCATGAATTTTTAATCTACCTTTTTGAGTCCAGCGTGTCTGTGGTTGAGTATCTGGTCGTCCATCTGAACGAACAATTTCAATAGTGTGTGATTTCGTGTAGCCTTTGTTCATGTGTTCTGTGTAAAGCACCCACTGTTTACCGACACGACGTTGTAATCTAGCTTGATGTAGTAACTTGTTCAGTTTTTGTGCAGATAAACCATAATCAGCTGCAATTTGTGTAATTGTCATTGTGCCTGGTGATTTTAAGATTTCATCTACATAGTCAGCCTTTGGTTTTAACTCGCCGATTTGTTGTTGCTGAATTGAATTTTGTTCTAGTAATCTCTCTTTTTCTTTTTGTTCTTCAATCCATTTCTCAGCACGTTTCACAGGATCATCTATCATGTAACTTGCGATTGGATGAGAAAGTTGTCGTTCCATTTCATTGAATTTATTAATGTAAGCCATTTTGAAATCGTTATGACCTTGAATGTTGAACATATATAAAGTGAAACCATCTTTAGTTAGTAGGTATTCTTTTCTTGTTTCGCCTTTATTATCTTTATAATTGCTAGGTATAATTAACGAGCCCACATTTGGGTCGGTTAAAATTCTCTCTAAATCTCTAATTACATGGGCGTGTCTTTTTTCTAACTCTTGAGCAATAACTCGACTAGAAACGACTGCTCCTAATTCTGAATTGTTTTCAATTTGTATTTTTTGTAATGTTTGCATATTGCTTATGCTCCTTTCTGCTATACTCCTATTTAGGAGGTGATATTATGGAATTGAAATATGAACTAATTCGACAAGTTCTATTAGTTGTCGAAAGTAAGAAAGACTTAAGAAATTTTCTAGACCTTGAAGATATATATGTTGATATCGATTCAGATAGATATTCTAAAGACGATGTAGCTTACACACTGTTAAAGTCTAGAGATGCTGGTTTAATCGATGCTCAACCTATAAAAGGTACTGAACTTTCTAGTTTTATGATTGGTCATCTTACATTCACTGGTCACGAATTTCTAAATAGTGTTGCAGATGATACAGTTTGGGAAGAAACTAAATCAAAAGCATCTAAATTAAAAACTGTCACTCTACCTGTATTGCAACAATTAGCTGTATCAATAATGAACAAACAATTAGGTCTAAACTAATTTGAATTCTTTACCTTGAATGAGTGCATACAGATTGTTTTTTGTTATTGGAAATTTTTTAAATAAGAATTCATAACTATCAATTAAGTTATTGGATTCAAATATAGGTCGTCTATTACCTTCTTCGTCGTAGTAGTAATAGATGACTTTTTTGTTTTCCTCTTGCATTTAATTTCCTCCTTATTACGGTTTAACCGTTATTATTAGTTAAAAAAATAATGTCATTGTAAGTGACGTTAAATTCTTCTTCTATTTTTTGTAACTGCGGAATATTAGGGAACGTTTTAGCTTTTTCCCAATTATGCCACACATCAGCAGATACACCTACTTTCTTACCAGCCTGTGCTTGAGTTAAATCATATTTAGCACGTAACATCTTCAGAGTATAGGGTTCTTTTCTTACGTGTGTTTCAACCATTTTGTCACCTCCTGCTGTAAGAACTGACTTAAGTATATTACGGTTAAAACGTAATGTCAACATTTAAACCGTATTTTTTATTTTTCTCTTGTATTATTTACGGAATAATCGTATAATGAATTTAAGTTATTAGATGAAGGGATTGAAAATGAATGCTAGGTAATAAACAATTAATGGCTAAAAATATTTCTCGTCTCATGAAAGAAAACAATATCGATAGAAAGAAACTTTCAAATGATTTGAAAGTAAAATATACAACTTTGTCAGATTGGATAAACGCAAAAACATATCCGCGTATTGATAAAATAGAATTACTCGCTGATTACTTTAATGTTACTAAAGCTGATTTAGTAGAAGATAAAGAAAGACAGGTATTAGAAACCCTACCAGTCAAAAAAATTCCAGTCGTTTCAAAAATATCTGCTGGCTTACCTATCTATAGTGAAGAAAATTTAATTGATTACATATACTTTGCTACTAACAAACTTAATTCAGATAAAGAAGAATTTGGTTTAAAAGTGTCTGGCGATAGTATGGATAAGATTTTCCAAGATGGCGATATTGTTGTAGTAGAAAAAGATTCTATTGTTGAGAATGGTCAATTAGGTGTCGTTATGATTAATGGTTATAACGCTACTGTTAAACGTATTAGATACAATGGCGACCAAATCATATTAATTCCCGAATCAAACAATTCGAATCACTATCCGCAAGTTTACGGAAAAGATGACGAAGTAAAAGTAATTGGTAGAGTTGTAGCAAGTCAAAAACTATTTTAATAAGCGTCCTAGTGGCGGTTTAATATAAAAATCAATATGAATGATAAATTATATATATTATAATGAGTAAGTATTCGAAAGGAGACGAAGAAGTGACAAACTATAATTTAACCCCATTTGTAAAGTGGGCAGGTGGAAAAACACAACTATTAGACGCGATAAACGCCCTTGTACCATATGAGTTCGATACATATCACGAACCATTTTTAGGTGGAGGCGCAACATTGTTATCTAATCAACCCAAAAACGCTATAATCAACGATCTTAACTATGAATTAATGACAGCCTATAATGTTATTAAACATGATGTCAGCCCTTTGATTAAAGAACTCAAAAATATGGTTAAACAACACAATACTAATGATGCTAAAGATTTCTATATGACTGTAAGAGAGCAAGATTTAACCAACTTAAATGATATAGAAGTAGCTTCTAGGTTTCTATACCTTAACAAAACAGGTTTCAATGGATTATACAGAGTGAATAGTCAAGGAAAATTTAACGTACCTTTCAATAAAAAAGAAACTATAAAAAATTCCACAGTATTCTCTGAAACCAATTTACGAAAACTAAGTAAATATCTAAACGAAAATGATGTATTAGTATTAAATGAAGATTTCAACGAGGCATTGAATAAAGTTAAAGAAAATGACTTCGTCTTTGTTGATAGCCCTTATGATGAGGCATACAGTAATTATCAAAAAGGCGGGTTCCATGAAAAAGAACATAGAGAATTAGCCGAACGCTTGATTGAGTTAGATAAAAAAGGCGTCAAGTGGCTAGTGACTAATCATAATACTAAGTTAATACAGTCCTTATATAAACAATACGACTTTTACGAGATTCCAGTAAATAGATTTATTAATTCCGATGCTCAAAAAAGAAGCAACGCAACAAATGAAGTTTTAATATTGAATTATAAACCGAACAAAAGACAAATAAAAGAATTCGAGAGAGTCAAATTTTATAAACAACTAAAACCTACTTCGTTTGTTTTAAAAGAGTATGTAAAATGGGAGAAACTTCAAGAAAACGTTAAAGAATATGAGTTGCAATTAAATGATTTGAACGTATTAATGGCAAGTAATGAGATAGAATTTAATGATAAATTTGAACGTTTATATTCTCAAAGACCTGAGTCTTTCGATATCTTACCGCTCTTTATTTCTTCTCGTAACAAAGAAATTAAATATTGGTCAAGTGATGGAGAAGCTAAAACATACGGTTTCGACAAAAAAGAAACTGTCTATGATTTTTTAATTGAGAGTGGACTAAGAGATAACTTGTTTATGAATAATAGATATAAAAATGTTCTCGATTATATTTTAGGTCTCGAAGTCGGATTAAGTAGTAATGATAAGAAAAACTACACTGGTACATGGATGTCAAATCAAATAGCTAATATGCTCAAACATTATGATATTACTTTTAGAAAAGAAG